AGAGAATGGATGGTTGAAGTAGGGTTTTGTTCTTCATAGATTTCATAGAGAATATCAAACTCAGTCGACGCTGAGTCGATTCCCTTTTCAATCTTGATTTCAAGTATAGTGATTTTGTCGATCAATTCACCAAACGATATCGGTACTGTAATCATAAAAAATGTGATGTGTTTAGGTTTTTAGTGTTAAACTTTACTGGACTCGGGTTTATATATTCGATCTTTACATTGTATGTATTGATGAAAAAGTCCGACTGATCAATGCCGTTCTTCTCCGCCGCTTCTAATAATTTCTTTGCACCCTTGGGTGATACAACATAGGCGGCAGTACCGGGTATCATAGCATAGTTTTTGTATATATTATTTTTATAATACAACAATGGGTATGAGGTGTCAAGTGGTTTTGATGCGAGTGCTAAGGGTGCTTTGTATCCTTTAACACTTGATATTGTACCAAGAACAGACGGTGGTTGAAATGCGTACTCGACATTAAGACAGAGTAGTTCGTCAAACTCATAGTCAAACTTACCTATACAGATAGCGTCATGTTCAATAAACGCCATAGACTCGTTCTCTTCGACAACTTTGCGCCAGAGACGAATCTGGTTAGACAAGCAAGATTTCTTGATCAGATATTTGTTAGGCTGTTCTGCTTTAAATCCTTCGAGTCGACCACCCTCAATAATAGGGTAATCAAACTCTGACTCGTCTAGAGTATCGGGTGTGATACCTTCTTGAAGTTGGGCTTCCCATCCATATCTTAAAAATGAGGCGAGTGCTTGACTCGCCTGCTCTTCTGATTCTTTATGGTTTTTTACGTAATGTATGAATGCTTTCATTTTCTCACAATTATCATTGACTTGACATAATAGAGGTTTTGTGGTTCAAAGGGGAGATACTCAATCGCTTTGAATGCAGGACTGCCTCTGTCTTTAGGATTATCTACCATGTGTTTGATCATTTTTGCATTACCGCTTTTCTCTTTCATCAGCACTTCGGAAAAATCATCACAGAGTGCTTCAAGACCATCGACGGTAAATCTCCAGTAATCAGCAGGATAGTCGTGAACTTGATAGAAGAAAGGTGAACAAATCAATGCAATGCCACCTTTTCTCAGAACACGATGTGCCTCTTGTACACACACCCACGGCTTCTTAACATGTTCTAACACTTGATTTAATGCTACGCAATCATACGACTCATCTTCGAAAGGTAGATTGTGTGCATCAACTTCAGGATATTGTACACAAGTAATGTTCTTAAAATATTTGTGCCATTCTTTTGTGTTGCCACTTATTTCAAGATAGTCGTTGTTAGGATAGCTGTTCGACTTCAACCATGAATCAGTTTTTTTCATGTACTCATAACGAGTTGATTTCATCTTTCTGCCTTAAATTCTTCTACGCCATAATTGTAATTGCATCGAGTCGAGAACCACTTGACATGATCTTGTTTCATTTTACCATAAAAGTATATCTTATCAAAATCAATGTACATGTGAGACATGCAAAACATGCCAGAGTTTACGCCCACAAATCCTTCGGAGTTTGCCATCAAATACGCAATATGATTCAATGAATACTTAGCATGGTCATTAGTGGCTTCTCCTCCTACCGTGATCAACTCATAGCCTTGGTCAATAAACATCTGCCGTATCTGTTGCTTTTGCTCAGCCGATGCTCTACGTTTAGGATCTGTAGAGTCCCATTGTTCTACCATATACTTTTTCGGTAGTTCGAAATCAGACGAGCAGTCGGGTGCATTTAATTTAGGCGACTCTTTCAGATAATCATGTATCAAAATGTCCGCACTAATTGTCGGTGTTTCGGTGAACCAGTAGAGGCTAGGATAGTCGACACCGACTGCTCGAAGGTATTCTAGCCATGCGCTGTCGTCCATAGCTCTAACATTATGCATTTTCAATGAAACACGTGGAACAAGTTTTACGATCTCATTCCACTTTTCAACTCGGCCGTTGGCAGTATGTGAACTGTTCAGGTGTAGACAGACATCAGTATCATGCTTTTTAATATAATTAGCAAGGAACGTAAGAATAAGTGCTCTATCACCTAAACCAGGAGTTGTCCAAACACGCTTGCTTCGGCGTGATAGAGCATTGACCGCTATATTTTTCATTCGAACTCACTATTGATAAATTCTTTAGACAGCGCAATACCTGAATACACGCCAGTGCTATTGTAGATCGTGTGTAGATTCAGGTCTAAACAAAAATATCCTTTCTCTTCGAGGTACGTTTTCCATTCTCTCTTTGACAAACAAATGATGTGTGTCGGATCTGCACGAGAACATTCTAGATAATAATCATCGTCTTGTTCACGGCGAATGGGTATACGAAACACCAATGTCTTTGTTCGAATAGAAGATAGAAAATCATCTAGTTCTTTGACTGACATGTGTTCGAGAACATCGAGAGCAAACACAACACCATGGTGTGTTCCATAACACGGTTCGTTTGTCACATTCAGGCCTCTAGATTTGGCTTGATCTAATGCCCACTCAGAAATATCTGAACCGTACACATCTTTATAGCCTTTTTTGTTGAGACTTTCTACTAACATGCCAACAGCACAACCGAAATCTAGAATAGGTCCACGATCTAAATCATGGACTTTCAGGTGCGTCATTATTTCATCCGCTAACTTATCGTATCTTTCTGATCGGCTTAGGTAGTCGACATAGTTTACGGACTTGAAATAATTTTCATCAAATACTTTACTCATGCAAAATTCCTATCATCATCATTTTTTGCTTGTGCGACTGTGTGTAACAATTTATTATTGTTGAAATAAAAACACTTGTCACATGCCTCAGTCCAACCCTTACCCTCGTTATTTTTTATTTGATATGGATAACCATAAAGAGCATAATTCTTATTACAATCATCCCATATTTCCAATACTTTGTCAATAGACCCTAAAGAAAAATTTAGATCATAAGTTCGGGTTGTTAAAACATGACTTGTACAAATGTAAACTTGGTAATCACCTCCATCTGGATGTGGTGCAATGTATGGTCGAATAAGACCAACATAACAACCGTGATCATATGCAAAGTCTTTGCCCCATATCTCTTTCACAAAAAACTTATCTAACTTGTCAATTTCGGCAACGATTGGTGCCCAATGATCTTTTACGATTATATGATTTTCCGAACTCAGACAGTTGCCAGCAATTCGACAAAATTTGACTTCGGGATTTAGCTCGACAAGTTTGGCGATTTTTTCTATAGACTCAACGGTTGTACCAACATATGGCTTGTTGGTTCGTGACAGTTCGTCAGGTATTCCACCTGTGCTGTCGTATATGATATAACTAAATCCCAACTTGGTTGGTGGAAATGATCCGAAATCATAATCTTCGGGTTGCTTACCTTCATCCAACTTGATCAGAGAGATTCGTATCCAGTTGATCATTGGATAAACTTCTGGATCCAGATGTCGTTCTAGTTTCTCGGTGTTCGTGATGATTCCAATGTCTAGTCCTAAAGAGCCAATTAAGCGAATCACATCGTTGATATTTTTCTTTGCTTCTTTGTCACGATACAGAAGTGGATTACCGCCGCCCGTAATCTCAACAGCTTTCGCTCCTAATGAAGCAAAGTCTCGCACTAACTTTTCTAACTTATCCCATGGAATGTAACTCTTGAGTGGTCGACCTGCCACTGAGCAGAAAGGACAGTCACTGTCACATATCTCACATAACGATAACTGTACTGTGATAGGTTTAAATTTGTAATCGTACTGAATTGTATGAAGAACATCAGTATGAAGCAATAACTTATCGCCCCAAGTAGAATACTGCTGTGTCTTCTCTTCGTTAGTGCTCATATCTGCTTCATTAGCTCCGTTATATTTTCGCCACGATCTGGCAGTTTATCTTTCAGAAAGAAATGTACAAAATGACACTCTTCTATTTTCGTGTTTGCCGTGAACAAACCATTCCATTTCCAGTGCATATGTTTAGTAGGCACATCATACTTCTTCAGAAAGTAATTGAGTAACGTCTGGTCTGTGCTCCATTTCCACGCACCTTGACCATCAACGAAGTTCTTGAACTCCATTCGATTGATAAACTGCCTAGCATTCTGACCCTTGAGATAAGGCTTGAACTGCTTACAATTCAGCACAATCATACCCATATTGAAGAACTCATAGCCTAGTTGATTAGGATTGAACCGCACCTTGTTCTGTAACGATTCGTACTGCATACGAGAGTAATTGATAATCTTGGCTTTATATGCATCAGTGATAGGCATCTCACGTTCTACAACACCACCCCAAGCGTATTCATCTTCGAGATCGTCAAAGATGTTTGGTGCATCGGGGCGAATATAAATGTCAGCATCGATGATGGCAATCTGGTCATAATCACCTAACAGATCAAACGCATTCTCTTTCTCGTAGATAGGTAGAAACCCGCCGTGCTTCTCATACGACTCATTGCTACGATTCGTCATGAAAATGTCAGGCTTGATTCTTAGAATAGGTGTCTTCTGAATACGATGTTCGATACCATGACGTTCACAGTAGTCTGCAACGCTTGATATACACTTATCGTAAAGTTTTGATTTGCCTTCTCTACCTAAGCAAACTTGATATATCATTCTCTTCATAAAATTTTGTCCATCTGTCACCTAAGGGACAGTTCTCATATCCTTCAAACCAAGGGCCACCATCTGTGTAGTGTATTATGTTGGGATTCTCAATGTCATCATAGTAACCCGCAAGATAATTCCATGTGTGATTCAACGAACCGATCATCGACGAAAACGTCCAGTTCATTCGATGTAGCTTTGCGGGACTCGATTCGTTTACTACTTCGGGAGTCAGAACACTACTTCGCTTGTTGTTAAACACCATGACTGAAGACCAGTTCTTTCTAGGATAGTTTGTCTGTACTTTACCATCCATCTTTACATCAGTCTTTGGTGTGTAATTGTGTTGAACACAACTCACGGTGTTTCGCTCATCGACCTCATCAAGAATTTTCGTGATGTCTACATTACATAGTATATCACAATCCATGAACAAAGAAAAGCCTTTATAGTCACTTAAATAAGGCACGAGAAATCGAGTAAGCGTAAACTCAGACGAGGCTAATGAATCTTCGCCACGTGTGTATATGCCTCTTTCGATTAGCTCAGATCGGACAAGAGGTATCACCTCGACGTTCGAGTGTTTCTCGACGCTGGCTTTAGCGACTTCATATGCCGCCTGTTCTCTCGAATCCCATCCTATAAAAACTTTTAAATCAGTCATGATCTATAGTAACACCTAAATCTGGTAGGTACAGTTGCGTAGAATGCTTATGCTTGAACGCACCGTATCGTGTAATGTAGTTGTGTATATATGCATCGCTATTTGTTGTGATTTCATCAGGAAGATTATCAAGCATCTTCTTGGCGACATTGTTCTTGAGCATATACGCACCACCCGCAGACACACGATAACCTCTTTGAGGATTTTTTGAGAGCAGTCCATTATGACACAACCCAAGTATATCATAACGTTCTATGTCGATAATGTCAATATGTTCTAGTAACATTACATCGTGTTCAATGATGATAAAAGGACTTGCCTTGCGAGAGGCGATGTCCCACATCTTTATGTGACTGTACCATATCGCTTTCTCGGTCTCAGTGAAGTCTCGACCTTTGTTTCTACCCGCTTTCTTCTTGCCAAAGTTCAGTTCTTTGACTGAATGACTGAACGTATCAGGTGTTATGCCTTGATAGTAATCAATACGAAACCCCGCATTGATCCAAGACTGAGATACGATAGATTTGTATTGTTCTGATATTGGATTATTTTCAAGAAATATCATTCCAACATGAGGTAATTTAAACGACATATTCTTTACCATAAACTATAGGATATATTTGTTGTTTGACTCGTTGCACTTTCTGCATCATCTCGTCGTAGTTTGTATCGATATTTAGAATGTAATCCAGAACTTCTCTTTCACTCTTGTCCTTTTTAGGTGAGAAGAAATGTACGGCTTGAGGATTATGTGTCTTGATAATTGACGAGTCACCAAGGACAATCATTGGCTTGACAAGATTCTTTGCGATGTAGTGATACATGCCATTGTATGCGACGATAAACTTACAACGAGAAATGAGATAGAACACTTCAGATATTGGTGTTCGATGTGTAACTTCAACAACATTGTATCCAAGCATTTTCAAGATAGGTATAATGAGATCCCAGTAAGACGAGTCATAACTATCTTTGAATTTAGGATAACTTGAACTGATAAATTTGGTTCGCCATACTACAACAAGTTTGTCATATTGTTTGACATTGAGAAACTGTTCACGAAACAACCAGGTGTTAGGTCCTCGAAGTACTGCATAACCACTAGGCAATTCTATGTTTGAATGAAGGTGGCCGCCGAGAAAGTCCTGACTCGTATTGAAAACATTCTCTACGTTGACTTTTACTTTGCCGTAGCCGTGCATACGAGTCAACAGATATTGCTGTTGCTCGACGATTGTTTGTTGGTCTTCGAAGTGAAACTTCCAGTCCGACGAATTAAGCCAGTGATACTTTAGATTAACTTTTTTTTTAAAGTATGCGAAACGTAATAGGCGGTGTTCAGACCAAGCATCACATCACCTATTCCAGTTTTACCAGCAAAATGTATCGTGTCGCCCTTCAGAATCCACTCTTTACCGTGTGGATCTAAAAGACGACTTTCTTTTAGTTTCATGCGTATTTTTCGATTGTTTTATTCATCGTGTATTTTTCATACAGATCCGCTTCAAGTCTTTCACGGTTTCTTCTACCCATTTTACCTCTTTCGAGATATTGTTCTTTATGTCGATTACGTTTCTTATTACGTGAATCATAACGACTATACTTAGCCACTTACGTTCTCCAGTCTTACCATTAATCGTTCTGCACGTGTGCGCACTTGTTCTCTCCACCACAGAGAGTCTCTACCTTCAATAGCGGCTTGTTTCCAATTTTTGTCTTCTAGTGCCGCTTTGAAATTTTTGAATTTACTTAAACGTGGGCGACCCATGTTAAACATCATGTTGATCAATACTTCTTGAACTGTGTCAGGCCACATTAAAAACTTATTGTTGTACAATTTTACACATTCAGAGATGGCTATGTCAAGATCTTTCTCAAATGCTTCTTGTACTCGCTCTTCAGATACAGGCGTACCAACGGGTAGACCGTACTCTTCATCGTCTTTGGTGATTAAATGGCCGATTCCAAAAGTAGGATATCCCAAATGGTCGAGGTAGATTTCATATTTGATACCCTCATCAAATTCAAGTTGTTTGCGTATATGTTCCCGGTTCATAGTCCCATCCATTCTTTCGTCATGATGTAATCTCTCACGAAGTCGCTTCTCACGATGTCTTCCCAACCGAACTGAACCACAGAGAAGTTTCGCAACTGATCTAAGATATCTAAAAATTGATTGACTCCTTGTTTTTCGGTTTGGTTCTTAAAGTCTGACTGACGATAATCGCCGCAGAAGATGATCTTCGTGCAATGTCCAATCCGTGTAATGACAGAATCCAGTTCGTGAAAATTAAGATTCTGCATCTCATCCACGATAACAATGGAGTTGTCAAAAGTAATGCCACGTATGTAACTGGTTGACTCAAAAGAAACATAATTGTTGGCGACAAGTTTATCAAATGCCTTTTCGTCTTCAAATAGAGTTGCCGCAGTTGAACGGTAAGGTCCTGTAAATGCATCAAGTTTCTCTGCTAATGTTCCTGGTAGATAACCCACGTCCCGAGTAGGTACGACTGAGCGAATGATACGAACTGTATCAAAGGGTGTGCTTTTGTCCATGACCTCTTCGAGTGCTAGGTACATCGCAAGAAATGTTTTACCAGTTCCTGCTGTACCGACTAGAGCCATGTTGTCTCCACTTTTCCACGCTTCGTAGGCTTCTCGTTGATGTGCTGTGATAGGTTCAAATGTTCTTAAATCGTCAATGCGGATATTCATTGACTCGCCATTTTGTTTTTTCATACGTTGACAGTATTCTTCACTTGTTTGCCCGAAGCCTTTTTGATTTTCTTCAGATGATCTTTCCAATCGCCCGAAGTTCTATTGATGATGTTTCCTGTGTGAGTCACCATGTTAGGAGCACCAATGATCTGCTCCCACTCACCTTGTTCTGTGAGTTCTTCCATGGCTGAAACTGAAAGAATCATATCTTTCACTTCACCGGTCTCTTTGTTTTTAAAAGTATATAATGGCATAGTATTATCTATTTAATGACTTCCTTAACGAGTCTACCCATTTATCTAAATCATTAGATGTCCATTCGCCGGACACCAGTTTATCCGTGTGATCCTTTCTAGGCCCTTTTAGATGCATCAGAAAATTCTTTAACGGGCTATCATAAAATGGACTAGTCGTATGTCTAAATGCTATCGATCTTCTTTTTGGTTCTTTTACATTGATTGCATGTTCAACAGTTCCCATATCATTCCAAATTTTCAGATCAAAGACTTTCTTTGTAAAGTATATATTCTCCCAAAACAGTGCGAATTCTTTTATGTCGGGATGCTTTGCGTTGTATGCCATGAAGCCTGTTTCGGGTGGTGCTTTTATCTTCTCTCTTCCTAAGTAGGTGATCATTTCATCACCATGCGGCAATATTTGTTCCAACCACTTGTCATCAAATCTCTTTGTTTGAATAACATCTGAATCGATCCACACGATGTGTGTTACATCGTCTTTTACATTTAGTATGTGTTCTATTTGTGCTTGTGCTTTGTGAGAGTAGGGTATCCATATATTGTCAAACGTTCCATTTCCAACTACATCACGATTCTCTTCTCTAAATTTATCCCATTCTTTTTGTCTGGGACCTCTTCCTTCTTTATAATGGTATGCACGAAATTTCCATGTTGCTGTGGAGTATTTTGCATAATCATTCCATAGCTTTTTATTATAACCTGTGATAAAATCTACTTTCATGAGAAATGCACCCCTTACGAGGTGCACCCTAGATAAAGGATCACCCCCTTATAACTTGACTGATAGCCGCATCGAGATACGCTTGTTTCTTCGCCATTCGATGCGCCGCTTCTGTTCTGCCTTTTTTATTTAATTTATGAATATAATGTCCAAGATCACGTGAGTCTTTTTTCAATCTTTCGATTTGGTTTGCTACCATAGGCAAGTCTCCTAGTTATTGTTTGGAATTATAATCTAGTATCAGTCGCTCCTTTGTTGATATCACAGTTGATGGGATGGTTATTCTGGTAATAAATCAGGATAGGCTTCCTGAACTAATTTCTTTGTAATGCCCTGCATTGGCGGTTTCTTGTTGATCATATTCACCAAGATCTCCGCATCTCTCGAATCAATAGACTCAAGTATGTCCAGAAACATTCTTTCTCGTTTGACAGGTAGTAAATCTTCACTCTCTCGTAAACCCTTCACAAAATATTTGAACTTAAGATGAAGTTTGAGAAGGGTCTGAGGTGCGGGTGCGCCTTCTGATTGAGGAGTGTAGGGTGGTGTTCCAGGGGGTAGATTCCACTGAATTCTATCATCGAATGTGCCTTGAAGAACGTCTCTTACGGGCATTATATTGTTATCTTGTAGAATTTTAATTTTATCTTTTCTCGATTTTGTTGAAACAACTTTCGAAAAAATCTCATGTACATCTAATCGTCGTGCCGTGTTCGCCATTTCATTTCCTGTGTCACTAAGTTCATTATACACGATTCGTGTATTTTGTCAAGTTAAAATTATTTATAAATTTTCATTCTTTACCAAATGTCTAGAATGAATCTTACAACCAATAAACTCATTGAAGTATTCATCCTTTAAAAGCACATCATGCTCAAACTGTAGCTTGGCTTCGTAGTATGAACACTCGCCTTTAGTCTTACAGAGACGAAGTATTTCACGATGATATGCATCCTCACCTCTATCTTCAACCAACTTCTTCAGTTCACCATTCGAACCGAAATAATCTTTCCAGTCTGACTCTGCTACTACCTTTCGTCGAAGTTTCTTACCCTTCAGAGGTGGCAGACGGCGAGTCGACCAAAAGAACTTCTTACCAATGTATTTCTTGTTACTTGCCTTCTCAGTAATTTGATAGACAAATCCAACGTAGTCTTTTAAAAACTCTTCGTCAGGTTCAAACTCTTTATTGTTATAATACCACATTCATTATTCGAGCGATTCCCACTCTACCTCCGTACCACACATTGGACAATTAACTGGCTTTTCATCTATATCTATAACCGTTAATTGCACCAGTGTGTCGCACATCGGACATTCTAGCTCGTACTCGTAGTCGTCCATTTATTCTTATTCCGCTTTTTATAAATTTTGCGTTCTTTTTCTACCTTTTTCCAAAATTTTTTATCAATATCGGCAATAGGTAGATCTATGTTATTCGATTGTTTCATAACCTTTAACCAATTGTACTTGTCCCGTGGTAGCATCAAATACGATGGACCAAAAAATCACATTCATTGGATCTGTATCGGATGCAAGAGGGTATGTTAAATTATTTTCTGTACAAAAACTCTGCACGTTGTCTGGTGATGCATAGAAATACATATCGGTCAATGGATCAACCGTTCCATCGTTCTTATGAATTCTTGCAAAAAACGCAGGTATCGCATATTCAGGAAGAGAATTCGGCATTATTAAATCTGAAGGCAAAGATTTAATGACAACCTTCAATAAAACTTCTTTCGTTGTGAGATCAAATTTCAGTCCATACCAGTTTTTATACGTATAGTCATAGCTGTCGAGAGAATATTCTTGTACTAAATGATCAGGAATATTTCTAGTGTCTTGTTGATCACTCCATCTATAAAGACTAACAGACGTATTTTTATACGGTGGCCTGTAAGGAACATATTCACCTATAATATCGTTTATCGATGGTGTTATATTTAATCCGTATTTCTCATTGTCAAATTTGGCTTTAAGTTTATTTAATATTGGGTCCGTTGATGCCTTGTTTGATTTTCTATCAGAGCGTACCCTCTGGTTATTGTTATGGATATTATATTCAACATGAAATAATACATTATTATGTGCTATTTCAAATTTCATTTTGTGATTGTGGTGATTCATTTTCTTCGCATTTCTTGCATGGTCTGGTGATCCATCCATCAACAAAAAAGAAGCAAAAGAAACTGCTGTGCCATCTGGATTGCGCTCCTGACAAAAAAGAATACCACCGTCGTAAAAATATTCCATATTAATTCTCTCTAAATAACTCTTCGTACAAGGTTTCTACTTCATCATATTCATATTTAACTTCAGACATATTCTGCTTGTGATATATCGAAGCCAATTTGCGAATATGCTTCTTGTCAATTTGATGATTCTCAAACGTGACCTGAATGATATCTTTGATTAAATCTTTCTCAGCATCGATTCTAGTCATGCTATCTGAAATTTCTTTGATTGCTTTTGCTACTTTCTTTCTGTCTTCAGGACTACTGATCATTAAAATACCCACACTTGATTGTTGTCGTCTATTATCACTAAATTATCTAGTGGTGTGTTGTCAAGCACATAAAATGCTTCTTCGTATGTATTGAGTATTGGTTTACCCGCAACATTA